GTCCGTAAAGGTGCATACCACGCACGATGTCAGCAAAGCTGTCTGGGTCACGGTAGTTCTCAACTTTGTTGATCTGCTCAGCAGAAGCAACAGCATCGTCCTGACCAGCTACGATAACGCCATAGTTATCGTCTTGTGCAGCTACGCCAGAAGTACCAGCACCCGTGCCTTTAGCAGGCAAGGCATTGGACACATAAACACGGAAGCCGTGAATGTTGTTCAACACCAGACCATTCTGCAGACCAGCACCACCGAAGTCACCATTCAACATGCGTGAATCTTCGTCTTTGAGCATCTCTACAAACACTGGGTCAAGAACAACCCAACGTCCACGTGCGTCTACATTTGCTGTGTCCATCTTACGAGCCATACGTGCAAGTACAGTCAATGGAGAAACAGTAGTAGCTGACAGGGCAGTTGCACCTGGCAAACGTGGAGCCAATGGTACGGAGTCACCTGCAGTCGCTGTAGCAGCGATAGTCAAGTTACCGAAGTCAGTTGCGTCCAAGTGGTTTGCTGTGAAGAGTTCACCAGTCAAGCTACCAGCTGTTTCGTGCTGTGCATCACCAGAAGTAGTAGTGATGAAAGCACCTGCAGATGTGTGACCTGAGAGGTAAGACAATACGTCTGCATCCATTGCATCAGCCATCTTATATGCAGCACGATCAGCAGCCAAGCTGGTGAAGTCTACATTTGAGAACTGCTCTTCAATGTCATCCATTTTGAAAGCAAAGTAGTTAGCTTTGTCAATGGTGAGCGAGAAGTCAGAGTCATCAAGCTTCTCTACTGAGATACCTGTGTGACGCTGCAGAGCGTTGACTGTTACGTCTGGCTCTTTTTGAATGCGAACTGTGTCGCCTTGGTTTGCAATCTCACCAAAGTAAGAGTTGTTGGTGATTGCGTTAGTTACAGCAGAGCGGCGCAGTGCGATCTGTGCTTGTTTGGAGTAGATAATCGGGGAGAAGTTCCCGTCAAAACCACCACCAGCGGTTCCAATAGCCATAATAATTCTCCTTTATAGATATGGCGTGAAAGTTAGACACTACATATCCACATTAAAAGAGGCTCGTTGTCTTAGGGTAGTCAGCAGTGCTATCAGGATGGCCGTCCTTCAAGCGCTGGGCCTATACTTAGAGGTAGTTCTTCGTGTGGCTAGTGCTTAGTTAAAAGCATGTACAAGCAGTTAATGCCTGACAATGTACATGCCTATAGTTTTACCTACAATTAAAGTAATGTCAATCTATTTCTTTGACATATCGTAAATAAACTTGCCTTGACGTTGAGCTTCAAAGATCTCTTCTGAGCGCTTTTCGTACTCCTTGATAGACATCTTGGCTACCTTGGATTCACTCAAGTAGCTTGCAGAGCTATCTTCGCTAGGCGTAGTGTTTCGTTTAGTTCTTACTGAAGAGGCAGCAGACTTATCAGAGCTTGAACCCTTGGCAGTCTTTATACCATTGTCACTCTTATATAAATCAATAACACGTGCTACTGACTTAGCGTCCTCTGCATTCTCGTAGAGAGCATCCTGTACCCACTTAGGTTGTTCTTCTGCCCAGTCGTGGAAGGCGTCATCACTGCGGATACCTTCAAAGTCGGGGTGTAGGCTTAGTAGTTCAGCTTCAGCACGTTCACGCTGAGCTTGGATACGCATACCTTCAATCTCTTTTAGTCTACTATCTAGTTCTGTTGAACGCTCACGTGATTTCTTATCTGCGATAGCTTCAACGATACCAGCTACGTCAGGGTACTTCTTAGCCCAGGCTTCGATCTCTTGGTCTGACTTAGGTAGTACCAACTCGTTCTTAGCTGCAGCGTTTAGTTGTTGCTCTAGCTTCTCAAACTTAATCTTCCACTCTTGCTCTTTGTCTTGCATGTGGCGGCGAATGTCTGAGTAGCGTTGCTTAAACGTCTTCTCTTCAGAGCTTAGCTCAGTAGTAGCTTCTTGTGCTTTGGCTTCTGGCTTTTCTTCTTGTTGGGTACTACTCTCTGCCTGAACTTGGGGTTCGCTAGGCTGTGAGCTATCGGGTTCCGCTTGTGGGGTTTCTTCTTCTTGTTGTTCTGCTGTTTCATCTTGAGTAACCCCTGCTTGCTTAAGCAGTTCTTTTAGTTCTGCCTCATCCCGTTCTACACGGGATAAGTTACGCTTGTGTGATACGGAATTAGTTTCGATAACCGCTGATTCTGTTGACATAGTTTGGTCTCTCTTATGTTGGGGCCAGCCGTAGCTGGGTAGCCTTATAGTTATGTTGGTAGTCTAGTAGTTACTTTTTCTTTTTGTTCTTCTTGGAGCGTTTAGATACGAAGCCGCCTGCGTTTAGTCCAGTAATCCCGAAAGCGGTATCAAGGTCTGCGCCACCTGCTGTTGTATTATCTACTGCAGTAGAAGATTCCGTCCCTGTTGTTATACCTTCTGTTGCTTTTTTCATTGTTTCAGTTTTTTCTTCTGAGGTTAGACCTTGCATATTACTCGTTGCTTCTTGGCTAGCAACAATAGCTGCAGTAGAATCACTATTATCGTCTTGCATTTGCTGTATTTGCGCATCAGTAGTAACAGCATAAGAGCCTGTAGGCGTAACTGTTGTATCATCACCGCTACTCACTTGAGCAACAACCTTTGCGGTCTCTTCATCGCTCAGTCCTAGTAGGTCTTTAATACCATCAACAAGGCCACCTAAAGAAATGTCAAATATACTACCGCCTTCAGGGATAGCATAGCCTTGTTTCTTCATTTCAGCTTCGATTTTCTTCTTAGTACTATTAGTAGCCCAAGTACCAAACGCACCAAAGATAGGGTTAATAGCAGTCATACCTGCCATCATAGCCATTGCAGTCTGGTTCTGTGCGTAAGCTTTTTGTAGTTCTGATTCACTCATACCCGTGTAGTTAACGGGCTTAGCAGTCTCAGTGGGTGGCCTATCGTCACCATCATCAGTAGCTACTGTAGTCTCTGTAGTTGTAGCTACAGGCTCAGTGGTGTAACCCTCAGATATAAGCTGGTCATACTTAGATTGCTCTGCAGGTAGTGTTACAGACACAGCAATACCGTCAGGAGAGTAAAGCATAACTATACTTGACTGTGGGGATTGTGAGGCCTGGTAGTCATCAATGATCTGTTGGCTTAGATAACCTGGAGCAAAGGCAGAACCCATGCCCTGAGTAAACTGTGCTTGGTAAGGATTAACGCCTGACGTAGAAGCGTTGGCAGCACTTACATCTACACCGTCCTGCGCATACAAGACTTGACCGCCTTTGTTGTACTCTCCTGTATTACCTACAGCCTGAGGTGGAGGTGTAACCATACCGCCTACAGCCATGCCCATCTCTTGTAGCATTGCAAGCTCTTCTGGAGTTAGAGCGCCCTCGGTCTGGTTGTCCATAGTTTGACTTACTGGCTCACCACCAATACGTCCCTCTGCTTCCATCTGACCCATGCCCTGCTTGGCCTGTGTACGTAGATCCTCAAAGAACTTAACACCGTAGTAGCGTGTAACATCAGCAGGTACAACGTACTCGCCTTCACTCAACTGAGCAGGGACGTCATCACGTACCTCTTCTGCCATTGAACCTGGAGGTACTTCATTGCCACTTACAGGGTCTACAGTAGTACCGTCATCTGCGATACCACCCTCTTGAAGTAGCATCTCCATTTGTTTAGCTTCATTGGCTTCCATTGATTTCGTCCCTCATATATTTTAATCTACGTAGTGAGGCGATCTCGCCTTGAACCCTGTACATATTATCAGGTTGATTCTCTTGCTCTAGTCGTTTGTGTGCAGAGCTTATCTTATCGTCTAGATACTCTACGTAAGCGTCCCATAGTTGCTTATCGTTGACTAACTTCTTTAGTGCGCCATTCATTTAGTTGTACTCTGTTTAGGTTCAGGGGCTGGTACAGGAGTTTTTGTAATGCCCAGCGCAGAGCTAAGCTCTTTAGCTAACAGTCTAGTGATACCACTCATTAGGCTACGTTCCCACTAAATCCTTGCTCACCGGGTTGAGGCGCTGTGCCTGTACCCATCTGCGCTCCACCTGATCCTGTAGTGTCTTGTACGTTTGCTCCCGCTGGTGCTTGACCTTCTGGTCCCGGCGCTGGGCCTTGCGGTTGGGGTGGCTGTGGGTTCTGCTCTTGGAACTTCTTAAATAGCTCAGCCTGGATAGCTGCGTCCTGCATAGAGTTAGTCACCTTGTCTGGGTCAAGGTCCATAGACTTAGCGATCTCACGAATGACGTAATCCATCTTAGCAAACGGTGCAAGGTTAGGATTAGACGCTACCTGCAAGAACTGCATTAGACGTTGTGAGCGTACCTCGTTAGACATCAAGCTTTCAGTACCTGATGCTTTAACTTCCAAGTCACCCTTGATAGTTTCATCGTAGTCAAACTGCATGTTGAACGAGAAGAAAGCTTTACCTAGGGGGCCAAGCAGATAGTCATCTACGTTCTTAACTACGCTACGAATACTACCGTTAGCTGCAGACATAAGCATAGAGATACCTGAAGCTGTACGCCCTACACCCGAGACACCAGTTTGACCGTGTGCGAAGCTAGGGAATCCAGTACTCTCATCAGCCAATACACGAGCCTTGTCAAAGAGTTGCATGTTCTCTTGAGCTACGTTAGGGAACTTAGTTCCGAAGATAGCCTGACCCGGAGCACCGCCTTGACGTCTGAAGATCTTGCCAGGGTACACACTCATGTCTTGACCTGGAACCAAGTTAGTCTCATCGACTTCCATAATAAGGTTACCAGAAAGCGCAGCATTGTCAATAGCCATACGCATAAAACCATTCATTAATGTCTGCGTATCGTCCATGTTCTCAGCAATACCTACACCAAAGAAGCTGTATGGGTTGTGCTCATAAGGCGTGGAGTAGTAAGGAATACGTGCTGGTTTGAATGGGTTAAGTACCATACGTAGTACTTCACCGTTACATACCCAGATGTTACAGCTTACTTCGTTTAGATCACGTAACTCTTTAGGGATCTTAACGCCATTCTCTTCAAGGATGTCTACGTCAACGTAACCCCAGAACTCCATAACTTCCCAGCGCTCAGACTGAGCAGAGATGTCATCGTCTTCCATCTTCATTTCCCAGTGCTTACGCACGTAGTCTGGGCTTTGAGCGATAGCGTTCTCAATAGAATCATCACGGAAGTAAGGGCGTCCCTTCAAGGAGCGCAGCTGATTGCGTGACATCTTGTGACGCTCTACTACATACTCAGCGTCATCCATTGAGGTAGACTCTGGGTCAGGGTAGAAGTTCCATACAGACACGTGGTTACACTCAGGGACAGTCTTAACGAGAGGGGAGTACTCACCGTCTTCACCCCAGCTAGGGTACTCTTTATCTACAGCGAATGGACCTTTCATTACGCCTGTACCAAGCAACGCCATCTCGAAAGCCATAGAGCGTAGATGCTTGGATGCACCACTCTCATTAAGCTGATCGTGGATCTTCTTCTCCATCTTCTTAGCGGCTACCATCGCAGGGTGGAACGACACTGTAGTAGGAGTAGTACCGTCACCTTCGATGATCTTATCACTCACAGGAGACAACTTAGTCTTGAGACCCGCTAAGCGCTCCTGTAGATCAATGATCGTTTCTCCGGGTAGTAGCTTACCGTCATCACCTAACAGCGCTGTAGGGGCTGCTACGTTCTCTGTGACAGCCCTGCCACCTTCACCCGCCTTATCGGCATTAGGATCTACGTTAATATGTACCGCATCTGCTACACCGTCTGGTAGTACTGTAGGATCTACTGCAAGAGGGAACTTATTATTACCGAAGAGTACGTCTACGATTTGTCCGTAGGCTGCAAGTGTTTTAGTCTTAGTTACCTTAACAAATACTCGTGACTTCTCTGTGTCAGTGAACTGTACGTCTGAACTATACAAGCCACGGTAGTTACGGTAAGCACGTAACCAACGCTCTTCATCTACAAGTCGAGCATCTTCTGCACGTCCGAAGCGATCCTTAACGAAGCTAACTACGCTATTAACAGACTCAAAGAGTTTATCGCTGCCGTTTTCAGCTGCTACTACTTCATCTGTGTCGAAGTTTACGTCTTCAATGTCTGCCATATTTTAATACCCGAATGTTGAGTCTGAAGCTTGAAATCCAGAGCGTTGATCTTTAGCTGGATTGTAATCCCATAGAGAACTACGTGGTCTTGTCATTATACCATAACGTAATGCATCATACAAGTGGTCTTCTGCATTTGTGTCTACATCTTCTGGGTTTCTTTTGTCCAGTGGTATAGACGGTAGTTGTGCTATTGTGTTGGTACACGTAGAAAAGAATACTAACCTAGGTTCCTCTGTGTATTCATCTACCTGCAGTCTGCGGTGTAGTTCGTTCTTACCAGATATACGTGAGCCTTTTGATCTATCTGAAGGACGCCAGCGACACCCCTTCATGTTCATCTGCTCAGCTAGTGAAGGACCAGTATCACCACGGTTATGCCATAGTGAGGAGTCAAGCACTCCGTAGCGTATAGTACCATCCCTAGCTTCAGCTTCTAAGATCATATCAGCTAAGTCTGTAGCTGTAACCTTAGAGCAGTACAACTCTCTATAAACTATGAGTTGCTCTGAAGGTGTTACTGCTAACCACACAACCCCAGTAAAGGAGCCGTACCCGTAGTCACACGCCCTGAACTTAGTCCACGAGTCAGGTATCTCAAAGGGTTCAACTACGTGCATATTCCTGTTGAACTCAGGGAAGGCTGCACCTTCGTTGACGTCCCAGTTACCCTCAAGTAGTTGTTTCTTTTGATGCTCTGGGAGTGACAGAAGCATTGCTTCGTAGTCGCCACTCTCAGCTAGGTGAGGGTTATCGAATAGACTAGCAGGTATAAACCTACGTTTAAACAGTGGCTCACCTGCTCTACTGTGACCGTTAGGGTAGGTAAGCGTTTCACCTGTCTCAATGTCTGTAGCCCAGAAAGGCGTGTTAGACGGGGCAGGATCAATAAACATTTTCTTGACCCAAGAGTGACCGGGGCCACCGG